TTGTTAAGAAAAATGGCGATCGCACAGTCGTAACTGTGCAACCCACCTACGGCGCATCACGCCTGTTTGGTGTTCAATGCGAACAACGGAATTACTAGAGGCCCTACGGCCAATGTTGTCCACACAATACCAAAGGGTTGTGTGATGCTGCGATAAATCGCGGCCGTAGATGATCTCTCTACTTTTTGTGGGCTAAGCCCTTTAAACCTAGCTAAACTAGGACGTAGGTTCGGAAATTATGCAAAATGCAACCGTTCACCAACGCGTAAGCGCCCATGAGCAGGGACTTGTTAGCCTTCTTTTCTAACTAAGTTTGCTCATAAGCACTGCAAGCTCTTTTAAGCACTCTAAAGCGGTGCGGGTTATGCGAACCCTCCTCATGCGAGGAACTATATCACTGCTGATGGATTGGGAGAAACAGTGGATGTAGACTGGAAGAAGCACACCAGTGGTGGGCCTATGTATTGACCCATAGTAGCGTCATCGCCCGCCGCTCTGGTTATGACCAGGCGCCTAGCAGAACCACTATTATTGCGAAAGCGGAAGAAATATGCATGTCGCATCAATGGGTAATTGGTAACAAAACTAGTAAGGTCTGTTGACTCTGAAGTACCTGCTCCATTGTTGTACACGTAAAAAGGTATCCTTTTGGCAGCGGCATAAGCAGGCAAATTTACCCTCAAAGCACTCTGCGCATACTCTATCACAGTGTGACCCAAAGCTGCTGGGTTCTTCACGTACAAGCTCGAAACGCCTGTAACACTACCATTACCATCAATAGGGGCCACGCTCACATGCATAGCAGCATTTGTATCAGGTCCGTCATGATAAGCAACAATCTCAGTAGAGCCGTTCACAAAAGCAAACATCTCTGCCATCCGACCAGATTTTGAACCAAACCAGACAGCTTGAACATTGTTGGCTATTGGGTTAGCAAATGGGAACAAAGAGTTCTTCCTAAACCATGGTGGTAAAACAAACGCGGATATGGTAGCGTTGGCCTTATCAGGCCCAATATGGAAATCTGGAACCATGGCTATTTGTTTAACACTGGTAAATCGCTCACCAATAGTGTCCATAGACACATCATCACTCAATGTTGCCCCACCAGACTGTGTATACACAACAGGAGTTGAATTAAAAGGAACGCCATCCATAATGCTACCCTGCATACCAGCAAATTCAAATCCAGGTAAGGCAGATACAAATACCATCATGTCTATAGTTGAAGCTGAATTTGTTGGTGAATTCAAAGGAGCTATCATGTGCATTGTTAAAGTGCCAATTGAAGTGTTGGTTGAAGCGAAAGGAAATGGGTAAATGAAAGGTACATCATAAGTGAATTCTGAACCGTCTTTCAAATCAAACACTTTCGTCAAACCTGATAAATCAGTTCCAAAAGCGCCTGCAGTAGGTATAATGGCACTTGATGACACGGGTGCTGAAACAGCACTGTTGGCATAAGGTACAAAATTCACAACAACACGCCCACCATGCATTTTGGTCTTTGAAAACTTAAAATGATACCGAATAGAACCACGCCAATATCTGAAATTATCTCCCACATAACACAAGTGACTGGGTGCTAATGCATTCGTGGTCAGAGTGGCCTGTGCAGGAAATGGTATATTCCCTGAACCAGAATTATCCCTAAACCAAAAAGCCTTTGGATACACACGTGACGCATAGATCAAATCTCCTGCTGCCACTGTTGAGGCTATCTCTTTCCTGAACACGTAAGACGGCTTAGAAAATATGTAATCGAATGACATCTCATCTGCAACTGTGCCAGAAACGGGTCCTACTCTCAACTCATTGGTCTGAAATGGACTGGCCTTAAATGAAGACGTGGGCATGTCTATGTGTGCCTCTCCACCATAAGTGGTCAACAGACGCCTCTTCACTATTGTTTGATCCACGGGCTTCGAGTACCCAAAAGAGGAAGCTACACCAGCTGCCAACCTAGCAAACCAAGCTGTAGACGTCATTATGGGTCTCAACGAAGGTATAGAGCCAATTGCGCCTGCCACACGTGCGGTCGCTTCTAAGCCACGGGATATAAGCTTACTCTCTTTAAGCTCATTCACGCTCGACCCAGCCTGTAACAAAACAGTGCTGAGTTCAAACGGAACAGCACCTACCAACTCAACGTCCTCAAGCCAAACATAAATGGTGTATCTAGCAGCAACCTGCGTACCTGCTAGTCTGAAATCAGTTAATCTTGTTAAAGCAACGGCACCATAATCCAGACTCTCACCATCTGAAAACCCACCGAAATACTCATATGGCGACAAATATGGCACCCTAAGTTCGACCGAAGTAGACTCTGAAATGTCAAGCATAACATGGGGTAAGTCAGTTGACTTGTAATAATATAGCGCTCTGCAATTAGCATTATTCTGATCCAGTGCACCATACTGAAAACTCAAATTCGCTATCCCTTGGTGGAATGGTGTGGCGGAAACAACCACTTTGAAGCACAAAGTAGCCCTAAACCCTCTAGAACCCTTCATACGGTCTAAAGTAGTAGGACCTAACAAAGTCACCAAATCAGCATACGTGTCTATTGACAATACAACCTGAGAGCCTGGTCCTGTGCCAAAAGTGCCACTAGTCCAAGCATGGGGCCTCGCCAAATAAACCTTCAAATCTTGCACATCCGCACCACCAGATAAGCCAGGGTGCTGGTTAGCTTCAAGTTTACCACACAAAGTTGCCTCATCCAACATATACGTCATGGGAGTGACCATGTTGGCATTCTCAGCAACTGAAATACCCTGAATGTCCTCGCAAGGAGCATCTTCATGAATAGTACCTTGTACTTTAATATCTGTATTGTTAGTAAGCTATTTACAACGGATCTCGCAGCTCACGCAAAGATCCAAGGAAGACCTCCTCTCTCTTACTGACTGAGTAGTGGTCATAACCAAGCAACAATGTGGCAGCCACACACTCCGGGTCTTCAAGTATGTAAGTCATGGCTTAAAACCACGCGTCAAGTCTTGCCTTGACATGGGCCCGTGCAGTCATCCTGTCGAAAAACGGCAGGACTATGTTGTTGCTACTGCACCATTTGTACAATTTCGGGAAGTACAAGTCCCATTTGTCCTCCTCATGAAGAGCAAGTTCTGCCAAGAGATTCTCAGCATTCTGAGCAATATCCCCATACGGATCTTTCTTGCTCTTGTACCAATACACAGTATACAACACACTGTCCAAATTGAGCGGGGCTATCCAACCGTAATTGGGCAGCGGTATAAAGTGCTCAGACATATCCATGTCCTGCACAAAAGTGCGCTTAAGGAACGTTATGTTGTGTATATCCGTGTATGGCACAAGAGTACCATCCTTTGCGCCAGCGGTATAAGTGAGCCCAAAGGAGCTCATCATCACCTGGCACACTGTCACCTGGTTAAAGATATCTCTTACACTCTCGTCAACACCCACCACGTTGTCATCTCCAAATGTGTTCATGAATACATGTTCCCACATATCCTGCGTATCACCGGTAAGCTTCACATAGCAACCTGTAAGTGTGATCAAGGAATACATGGAATTCACAACGGTTGTAAGTGGATGTCCACTAGGGAGAGACTTGTGCCATTGCACCACATATTCTAACTTGTTGCCAATGCCAGTAACGTGGCGCGAATGTATCAAATCCTCCCATAAGACACCTCGCACCACATCATCTTCCGGCTGCCAATCTGGTGATAGCTTGTACCACGAGTTTATGTAGTTCAAGATGGCTAAATGGACCCACGGCTGCTCACTGGCGTCAAACCGGGAAAAATCCCCATCAAAGACAGCACCACCCTTAGACAACAACTTGTCTGTAAGATCGCCCCACTCAGTGTACTGGTTGATACCGGGAGCCATTCCATTCTTTATACGGGTGGAAAACATAGCGGATTGAAATGCACCGAAATACATCCTAACCGCTATAGTGTAATCGAGCTCAGCCCCACTTATCATCCTGGTCTTGACGGATTCCACTTTCTCAAGCGGTCGCAACTCATCCTTCAAAAAGTCTGTGAACAAATGCAAAGTGCGGTTGCCTTTCTTAGCTTCAGAGATAATGTGCTCAACATCGGCCACTAATTCCTTATACCCTGGGGCACTCTCTGGGAACTCGTCCCCCCTCCCAATGAAGTAAGTCTTCCCAGGATACTTGGCCAAGTCGGGTATGCGTTTCCTGTACTTGAAGCCCGCACTCGTCTTCCTGTTCATAGATTTAAGCCTCCAAAATTGGGGTGTAATTATAGTCTCATACATAGGAAGGATGGTACGAGGATACCGCATGGTCTCCTGGGTGAACCTCTTCATAGCCAGACTAACCACTGAACTCAATGATGACGGATCTCCAACCAAAACTGGAGACTGGTAAGCTTCCACAGCTCTAGCCATTGGATGTACCACAGCATCCCCGCGGACCACTGATCCTAAGACTGCTGGTGCTGTCGGACAAGGACCAAACACCTCTTCATCCTTCAAAGGACTGGGGTTTATAGCGGTCTTGGTGGCAACATTCAAAGGCTCTTTGAGCTTGCCCAAAACAACCACGGAACCTCCAACCAGACCAGTCTCTTTCAAACCAGCTTGCATATCGAGCTGAGAGTGTACTGGACCCGACCACAAAATCTCGTCCAGCTCCTGGCTGCCCAAATCCTTATACTCGGTCAAATACAGCCACAGCTCACGAACGGTATCCTTGGAAATGATGGTGGCATATCCTTCGCGGTTAAAATAACCTGTCTTTCCTGCCACATGTAAGCCCAAGATGCAACGACCTCCATACCTGTTCTCCTCTATCATAAGGGGAGAACCACAATCGCCCTTCATGGTGGACATAGGGTACTTAACGCACCCACGCATCAAAGTCCCACCTGTAGCAGCCACAGTTCCTACATACTCGACGCCAGGGGCATTAAGTGTCCTCCTAATATACTCCCCCTTGGTATCTGGTCGTATGGTCTCAAGCCTCACAGGTATATTTGATCCACGCATGATGTTGGCCAACTCATCAGCCTTGAAGAAATACTCCACGATGTTCCTCATAGACCTCATGCCTCCAGCCTTGGTCAGATCAATAGCCATCAGATCGAAACCCTCCAGAGCCATGGATCTTAAGCTCATAAACTTCTTAGTCTCATATGAGACCTTGTGGTCCATCTCAACCGCGAAAGTCAACTGAACCTTGTACTGGTCACTGTTGTCCATCTGCTCAATCTTCTTGCAGAAATGGCGAGGCAACAAGATCACAGTGTCACCTATGCCAAGCACATTACCAAAATGTTGGTTCAGAGCAGGGTTGGTCTTGTGCACCAAATCAAAGAGGAACATGTTGCTATACACAGCATCATGCGCCCCCTCTGCTGGTGGTGACCCCAACTGAAGTTTGACCTTTGGTAAATCCAAGGCCTTAGGGGGCTTCTTCGTCTCCGGAGCCTTGTCGTTGCTCTGTTCTGTCGGTCTTGAAGTGACGCCGAAAGCCTTAAGGATGTTAGACACAACACCCCACAAGATCTTCACGCCTCCTATGATCACAGCAAGCGACACTCCAAGCGCCATGGTGTCAACCACACCCTGCCATGCCACGGGAATCTCCAACCCGATGTAAGCGTACACGGAATGAGTCCACTTCAGCAGGGCTTCCTTAAGCCTCATCACCCAGCTCTTGTCATGGAGTTCTTCCTCCATAACAAACTCACATAGAGGTGTTGACCAATCACCCACATCACTTGCTGGATCCGCTGTAGTGAAATCGAACTCCAGCGATGTCTCCAGCCACGGTATCACCCGAGGTTCACCGTTGTGCGGTGGTGGACAAGCAAGCAAATCTTCCAAGCCACCAACAGAGCGGGACGACTCACCCAGCTCGCTCCCGGCCTGAAAAGAAATGTCGTTCATGGCATCTTCGACAAACTTTAAATGAGTTCCCAATGATGCCACTGACTTCTCATGGGCCTGTCTCCTCTCACGTATAGCGGTTGCAGCCATCTTAACTGCAGCCCTCAAGCCACCTGTGAGAACCGGACCCCTCAAAGGCTCCGAATTGTCATAGGTGTGCGTCCGAACAATCCAGGCATCCCATGGAAAACAATCCAGCGCATCGTCAACGGAAGGCTTCCATGATGGGTCATTCTTCTTGCGCTCTGCATATGCCATGAGGCGAGTCCTGTATATGAGATCAATTTTCTCATAATCATACCTACCCTCCGGTGTGGTATAATCCTCATTGAGCTCCAGCCAATAAGCCCCCTGAAAGCGGCGTACAACTGCCTCTGGGTGTGTAATGAACGGTTCCCAATCAGCCTTGATGTTGGAAGCATTCGTGGTACCGATCATAAGATCAATGTCCAAGTAATACCTACCCTTGCTATCAACATCTGCAAAATTCAAGGGACACGCCCAATTGCCAATGGCCCTGATGATCTCCATGGCTTCGCAATCATGCTGACCAGCAACACCTTTGACCTGGAAACAATCATCCTTGATAATGCACTTCTGCCCAAGGTAACCATTCCAGTACTCACTGAGCCCCTTCTGCCACAAATTAGGCAAAACCTCCGAGGCAGGAACACTCCCAGCCAAAAGAAGCGTGAAAGATGCCACCGCTTGAACAATAGATGTCTTGCCAACACCGGACTTCCCTCCAAACATCATGCAATAAGGCATCATGCGGAAGTTATTCTCTGCGGCAAGCGTTCCCAAATGAGGGGTGAGTCTGTCGTTGACCTTGTCAAGCCAAATCGAAATCTCTCTGCGGTTGCTCTCGCCCTTCATGACCTGTAGGAAACCATAACCTTCCTGCACAAGCTTCTGCGCGGCCATCACTGTCTCGCGGCTAGGCTTGGGTGTGGTGTCAAACACCTTACAAACACCAGCACATTTTGACCTCCACTGGTCAACAAGAGATTTCTTATCTCCTATGGAGATCCACTCGCTTGAATCCCTCTTAAGCACATAATTAATGAACGCCTCGACCATCTTAATGGACTTCTCAATGAAAAAGTCCATGCCGTCGGCCAACCGTGGTAACTGGGTTATGGTCTTCAAGAAGTCCCCCATATATGTAGGGGTTCGCCCTGAGCCCACCAACAACAAGCTCGACAATGCCAGAACTGTCGCTGATGTACTGGTCTCTGCTTGCTGTTGTATGCCCGCATGCTGTTTGAGAATAGTCACAGCTTCAGGCACATACACTGCAGCAATGGCAATTAAACCGCCTGCCAATGCAGCTGCTCCACCATAACGGTTAAGCAACCACAAAATTGCCAAACACACAGCAAATTTGAACACCCAACCACCTACCTTCTTGGTGGTTTCAACAAACTCCTCAAACCTTGCTAAAATTCGTGTGGTCAAGCTATCAGTGATGTCCAATGATCCGCTAGCTCTGCTTGCCAATTTGGCAACATCCTTCTTTATCCCAACTGCGGCTAAGCCACAAGCGACAGCAGCTGCTGCCATGACAGTGCCACTTCCTGCTTGAAGCTCCACATCATCACTGTTCAAAAATTGTGATAGATGCTGCTCAGCAGAAGAAGTGTGCGACTGCTTAAGCGCAGCGCGTCGGGCCTTCACCAGCAACACAGATTTCTTTGTTCGTTGCAGCTTTTTTGCGTAAATGATTCTCTGTAAGACTTCGCGCCATTCACGCTTTTGCAACTTGGTTATGGATTCAAACTGCTTCTGCTGCTTCTTGGTCCCTAACAAAAGGGAACGGTCCATATAACGACGCACGGTGTTCTCGATCTGTGAGCGAGTGTTCATCTTTAAAACCGGGTATATCGTATACTTGTATTAGACTTTTAAAAACGTTTAAAGTCCGGCGACTATAAAGAATTGGGTGGTGTAATACACCACCGAAAGTATTCTTTGACCACTACGCCTATACCATCGCCTACTAATATCAGATTGTTAACGGCTCCAATGGGTAGAACTTGCGTAAACCCCCAATGGTCGTGTCCTCAATTTTCGACTGCTAGGAAACCTCAGGAACATATGAATGGAAGAGCCCATACTCAGAAAGTCGGAAACACTCACGACTTTGGAAAATGGAACACCCTTACGGGCCAGTATGTGGGTCTTACGTATATTGCCCACAGCTACTGTATGATTCATAGTGGCCAGCAGGCGCACACGAATCGCATGTGCTACCTACATGACAAAAACAGAAACACCGTCTGTTTGATAGAGTTAAGATAGTAATTCACTCGTCACACACACTCAGGAAACTGAAACTGTTTTGTTTGGGTCTTGCTTTAAGGCGCTGACCTCCAAGCACCGAGCTTCAACACGTCCGGCACGCGTGCCCCTATCTTTCGCGGTAGGCAAATGCGGCAAATAGCTAGTATGGCTTTACCATACAT